TGAACCTTGAATCCATCATTGATTTGCTTTTGATTTTTGGCAGATTCTTCCTCTTATTGGTCTTGATTTTTGCAATTGTTTCCATATTATGAAACTCGTACACTACTACCACATCTATTGCGGCGGAGGCGGGCAATGGCAACTCATCATGCACCAGCACATGATGGCCCTCTGCAATTACGGGCTGATAGAACAGTTGGACGAAATTCGTGTCGGCATCGTCGGCCCACCAGAGCAGCGGAAGTTGGTCAAGGAGATATTGGACAACTCGCTTGTGGCCTCGAAGATTAAGGTCGTGGTCACCCGAACCAACGCTTGGGAGCAAGCCACGCTGACCGAGATGTACCGAGCATCGCAGACCGAGGATGCGGCCTACCTGTACGCTCATACCAAGGGTAGTTCCGACCCCAGCCTGATAAACCAACTTTGGTGCAGGTCCATGGTGTTCTTCAATGTGGTCGCATGGGAGCGGGCCATCGCAGAACTCGCCAATGTGGATGCCGTCGGAGCCTACTGGCTGACCAAGGAAGAGTTCCCCCAAATCGCTGACCACAACAACCCCGACGGATATCCCTACTTTGCGGGGACTTTTTGGTGGGCCAAGTCGTCCCACATTCGGGAACTTGGCGAACCCGTAAGGGAACACCGCTGGCAGGCAGAGCATTGGATAGGGAAGCGGGAAGGCATGACCGTCTATAACTCCTGCAAGGGATGGCCAGCACCTGATAAGTTCGTCATCACATTTTAGCCATGGCCAAAATCCCCGTCATCATCACCAACTTCAACCTCTACACTTGGCCGAAGGCGATGGTCAAGAAACTGATGCGGATGCCTGGGGTTGGACCCATCCTAATTGTGGACAACGATTCCACCTACGGCCCCACGCTGGAATGGTACGAGCAGTTGAAACTGGAAGCCAACGAGGTTGCAGTAATCCGCACGGGTGGCAACTTCGGTCATCTTGTAGCATGGCAGGCCCAAATCCCGCAGCAGTTGTTTGACATGGGCTACCCCGACTACATCGTCACGGACCCCGACCTTGACCTTTCAGCCCTGCCCGATGACACGCTGCTGCGTATGCGGGAACTTTGGTATGATTTGCCCGAAAAATCTTATATGTACGAACAGGAGGAAGGCGACCCGTTTAACGGGGTCAAGTTCTCGGTCAAGGACAAAATCGGCCTTGGCATTCGGACGGACGATGTTCCTGCCGATGCTTTATTCTTCCAGCAAGCCGAACTACGCTACAAGAACCAACCGTACTTCCACGACCTGCAACTCGCACCCGTTGACACGACCTTTGCCTTCTATCATCACCAACGCTATCAGCGGGTGGTCATCGGAGGGGCAAGGATGGTCGCACCTTACGAGTGCAGGCATCTTCCCTACTACCTGACGGCCGATGACTTGAATGCGGACTGGGAGTTTAGGCAGTACCTTGACAAAGCCAACCACGCCAGCACCGCCAAGAAGATTGCGGACGGGCTTAAAATCTTTTGACCATGCAACGATACTGCAACGCCATCCGAACCGCAGGAATAGTTCCAACAACCGTGCTGGAAATAGGCTCACGGGATGGACACGATGCGAAGGCGATTGCAGACCATTTCGGGGCAAGTTCCGTGTGGGTCTGCGAGCCAAACCCAAGCCAAGCGGATTACATCGCTCAAGCCTACCCCAACTTCAACCTGGTCCGCAAAGCCATCTATAAGCATTCGGGCAAGTTGGAGTTCATCCAAATGCAGGGCAGTCCTAACGAGGTAGGAACTTCATCGCTCCTTGATCGTTCCTACGACAACCTCTACGACAACGCCAACAGGATTGAGGTGGAGGCTATCACGGGTCGGGAACTGCTTGCCATGATTGAAGGCCCGATTGGGGCTTGCAAAGTGGATGTGGAAGGGGCAACCCTTGAAGTCCTGCAAAGCATGGGTAATTCCATCCATCGGGTGCAGACCTTCCACCTTGAATGCGAACACGAAGAAGTGTGGGTCGGTCAGGCACTCTACAACCAGGTCGCAGCGTTTATGATTGCGAAAGGGTATGAGCAGGTGGACTTTGACTTCGTGATGCCTGGACTGCAAAGCGATTCTATTTGGATTAAAACCGCCAACCTATGAAACTCCAAGACCTCACCATTGACCAATTTCAACGCATCGCCGCGCTAGAGTTCAGCCCCGTGCTGACCGATTACGACAAGCGTGCAGGGGTCGTGGCGATAGTTGAGGGGGTGGATGTATCGCTCGTCCGAGAGATGCCCGCCAAGGGGCTGACAAAGCGTTACAAGACCATCATTGCGGAGTGGAACGAACTACCTACCCTCGCTTACAGGAGGCGGTTCAAAGCAGGCGGCAAGTGGTGGATTCCCACGGTCTTCACGGACGAGTTGACCGCTGGCCAACTGATAGACCTGATGGACACCGACACGACGGACGAGAAGAAGTTGGTCCAAAACCTGCACCGCATCATGGCGACCCTTTGCAGGGAAGGCGGGTTCCTCGGCTACTTCCCGAAGAAATACGACGGGGCAAGCCACCAAGAGCGGGCCGAACTGCTCAAAGCAAACGCCAAGATTGGCGATGTTTGGGGGGTGGTCAGTTTTTTTTTGTTAAGTTCAGAAAGTTACTTGAAAGTTTTGAGCGACTATTCCAAGCACCTGACGAAGGGAATGCAGGGCCAGTAACCAACCCCCTTGCTGGGTACGGTTGGCTGATGGTCGTGTGGAGGATGGCAAACAAGGATGTCCTAAAGTTTGAAGCCATCTTTGCGATGAAGGCGGTGGAGTTCCTGAACTATGCCCTGCTGATCCACGACATCTTGGAAGCCGAAAGGCAAGAGGCCGAGCGGATGCGGAGGCGATAGGACACTTTGCTGGGCGGGTTACATTTACCAATATGGAAACCAAAGTACTTGCCAAGTTCGGAAGCGGCAGTTTGAAGGAAGTCAACATCGCCGACCTTCAAGCCATTGGTATAACCGTAGGACCGAAAGGTGGAGGCGTTGACCCACGGCAACAGGTGCTGATTGATTGGTTGAAGAATATTATAAAACTTGCACAAAAAAACCTGCTCACGGGTCGGGAGGACGGCAAGGATGTGAACGCCAAGGGGACGCTATCCGCAAGCCTTGATTTTGACCCTATCCCCTTGACCGCCGAAAAAATTGCGGTCAACTTGCTTGCCAACCCTTATTGGAAATTCGTGGACCAAGGAGTGCGGGGGACTATCAGTTCAACCCGTGCGCCAAACTCGCCATTCTCATTCAAGAAGAAGGGTGGAGGCAAGAGCGACCAAGTTGGACCGATGACCCAAGCCATTGCGGACTGGATTACCGACAAAGGGATTTTGGTCACGCCAACCTATTCCCGTGAGAAGAAGGCCATGCGGACGGTGGAGGAGCAGAAACTCGCAGACGCAAGGTCTATCACCTACTTTGTCCGCAGGCGTGGCCTATACGCCACCAAGTTCCTCACCAATGCCCTCACTCCCGAACAAATAGATTTGCTCGTCAATACTATTTCGGAGGTCTTGGGCAAGCAGGTCAGCCTTTCAACTTCCCGATAACCCATGTCCATATCCGTCCTTTCGGGTTCGCCTCAAACGGCAACCCCCGTCTACAACAAAATGCTTTACAAGGTCAGCGGCTCGCTGACAAGTGCGACCAATTACCGCTATGTCTGCGATGTCAAGGATTCCGCTGGCACGACCACGCTGGCACGGCTGAAGTGCGACAAACTACCTACCACCAATTACGGGTTCTTTGATGTGAGCCGAGTGGTGGAAACCTTGATGGCTCCAACCGTACCAACGCTTGCCCAGGTCGGTTTTGCTGACCATGCGGGGTTCTATTCGGGGTATCGGCTGACTTTCATGGAAGAGTACGGAAGCACGCCTGTAGTGCAGACAGGAACCACAACCAATGTCAGCGGGGTCCTTGCATTTGCAGGAAACCTGGAGCAGTTGGAGTTGGCCGATTGGAGTGGTGAAACTTACTTTCCGAGCAGCGCTTTGCAGGGAGGTGAGAAAGCATTGACAACGACCACGGAAACCCTTACATCACCAAGGAACGCCATCAAACAAGTGTATTCTGATTCCTATGGTTGGCTTTGCGTTGGTGCGGGTTATAGTGGCGCTGTTGTTTCGGCGCAAGTGGTTTATACGGATTCCGTTGGTAATATCGCAAGAACCTTTTCCGTGCCAAGACCTTCATCGGTGAGCGGTTCAATACATCGCTTTGGTGCAGGGCCAATGAACTTGAAGGCACTCACATCAGCACAATGCTCGGACGGTCAGGCGGGCTCGGTAAATTTCCCAACCGCAGAAGGCGCAGGTTATTACATCTCTTTTGTTGATATAGCGGACGCTGGTTATGATGCGGTTTGGTATCGCATCGGCCCCTGCCAGCGGTTTGACTCCATCCCCGTCCACTTCATCAACAAGTACGGCGGGATTGATTCCTACACCTTCACAATGAAGAATCGGAAGCGGGCAAATGTAGATCGGGAGGTGTACGGCTACAACTCGGATGTGTACGCAACCACGACTTACAACAAGATGTGGGCGGGTTCGTTTGACTATGTGTACGCTTTGAATAGCGATTGGCTGACCGATGCTGAAAGCGAGTGGTTGATTGAAATGGTCCGAAGCGGGCAGGTGTGGTTGGAACTTGACGGACAACTTGTGGAAGCGGTGGTCAATGCCAACCAGTATCAATTCGTAACCAGACGGAATGACCGCCTCACGCAGTTGCAGATTGAGGTTGCGGTTGCCTATGACAACTCCATCCTATGAGCGTCACCCTAATCGCTTACCCGCTCAACGATAGCAACACCGAGGTCCCCTATGTGCTTGACACGATGGGCGGGACGGACATTGCGGTCACCTATTCCATTGGCGACATTGAGGATGTGACCAAGCAACGGGGTAGTTTCAGCAAAACGATAACCCTGCCGAACACCCCGACGAATCGGGCCTGCTTTGCGTATGCCTATAACATCCAATCCTTTGTGGGTGGATTCCAACCGAACAAGCGGATAAGAGCCGCAATGTGGGAGGATGGGGTGCAAGTGTTCAGCGGAGTATTGCAGTTGCTCTCCATGAGCAAAACCAAGGGAACCGTCACCTACGAGGTGGGGTTATTCACCGACAATGTGTCCCTATTCAAAGCCATTGAGGGCAATATGCTTGTGAACACCGCAGGCGTTACAGGAATGAACCACACGCCCACCAGCGGTCATGTCAGCGGCACTTGGACGGCATCGGGTGCGTTGAGTAGCGGGTATGTTTACGGGGTTGTGGATGCGGCGGGGTTTACGGACATCCTCAACCAAGGCGGCGGTTGGTTCCAAGCACCATGGTGGAGGCTCGGTCCAAGCATCTATGTGAAAAAAATGGTGGACTTGATTTTCGCCGAGGCGGGATTCCGTTATTCCAGCACATTCTTCAATTCGTCGCTATTCAATAAACTGGTCATCCCCTACGCAGCGGGGACGATGCCTATCAACTTGTCGGGCAATAATATTCTTGCAGCAAGCACAGGCAACACCGCAAACTTTGCGCTTAACGCAAACCAAACGCTCGCATTTCCAAAAGACACGCCTGCGCCGTTTTATGACAACCCAGGTTATTGGGTCGCATCGTCCAGCATCTTTGTTGCTCCAATTCTTCCAACCCGTTGGAATGTGGATGTGACCTTGACGGTCAGCGGTACGGTTTCAATTATTGAGAATATTCTGTGCAATATGTCCATCCGAAATATCACCAATTCCACGGACATTGCAGTAATTACGGGTATTGGCGCAAGGCTGACAAATAAATTCACAGTCCGGTTTGAGAATATAACCATCCCTGCAAACACGACGGCCAACATCGGTTTTGTCGTTACCAATACCACCTTAACTCAACCGCAGTTATTCAATGTCCTTTCGGGGGCAACGGTTCAATGGACCTGCCTTGAAAACCCCGTCGGGATTGGCGTGCTGGATATGCGGACCGCCCTGCCTGCCGATGTCAAGCAGAGCGACCTATTGCAAGATTTGCAGAAGATGTTCAACCTGCAATTCATGCCCGACCCGCAAGACCCGAAACTCCTATACATTGAACCTTGGAAGGACTTCTACTCATCGGGTTCCTTGGACTGGACGCAAAAAGCGGATGAGAACGCAGAGCAGAATATCACTAACGGCGACCCCAACGCCTACACCAATGTCATGTTCAAGTACAAGGACATGGGTGACTATTTAAGCAAAACCTACAAGCAGTCCTACCCTTTGGCCCGTGAGGGATATGGAGGCCGAATCTTCAACACCTCCAACTTTTACGGCAAGGGGGACAAGGTGGTAGAAACCCTATGCGGGACCTTGATACCCGCATCTTTCAGCACGGACAAAATAGTTGGAAGAACTTGGGACATTGACGGAACGCTTGCGAGTGGAACGGTCAAAGCCTTGCAAACGGGCTACCGATTGGCGCAGTACAACTTGATTGAGGGGCAGACCGAGTGGGCCTATCAATATGGGGTCAGCGGGAACACGGCCCTATCCGTGGGAATCTTACGGATGCCTTTCATATCCCACATTGACAACCCATACGCCCCGAATGTGGACTTGGCCTTTGGTCAGCCTCGCTTGGTGTACTACAACGCCGTGAACGCAAGCGGGTCGCCATACGCCTACACCAACAACAACCTCTATAACACCTATTGGCTGAACTACATCAACGAAACGGTGTCCCAAGAAGCATTGCAGTTGGAACTCACGATGATGCTATCCTCGGTGGACATCTACCAACTGGACTTCCGCAAGCCCGTGTACTACGGCGGCATTCGGTGGAGGTTGCTGGAGATTCGGGACTACCTCGTAGGGCAGATGAAGCCGTGCCGTGTAACCCTGCGACGCATCCTCAACCTTGCTGACTTTGCCGCAACCACGACCACACCGATTGCAAGCAACCCCGAATTTTTGTTCAACGGTCCCATTGACCCCGACCCTGTGGACCCAGGGTATGAAGCACCCGTAAACCCCGAACTCCCTTCTGAAGGATAACCATGGCAGATGTAACCAAAGAAATTGCCCTCAAAGTAGTCGCCACCGATGCGACAGGGCCAGCACTTGAATCGCTTGAAGACAAACTCAACGCCGCCAAAAAGCGAATGGTTGAACTCGCTGCGGCGGGCAAGCAGAACACCGAGGAATTCCAACGCCTGCAAGTTGAGGCGGGTAACTACAAGAGAACCATTGAGGGCGTTGAGCAGTCCGTTGATTCATTCGCAAAGGGCGGAAGCAAAGCGTTCACCTTAATCGTGGAAGCATCGCAAGCAGTAGCGGCAGGGTTTGCGATTGCCCAAGGCGCAGCGGCTTTGTTCGGTGACGAAAACGAGGACTTGCAGAAGGCAATGGTCCAAGTCCAAGGGGCGATGGCCTTGGTCAATGGGGTGCAGCAAATCAACATCCTACTGACCCAAAAATCCGTTATCACAACCGAAGCAGCGGCAGCGGCTCAACGGGTTTACGCCATAGCCGTTGGAACCAGCACGGGAGCATTGAGGGCGTTTCGGGTTGCTCTGCTCGCATCAGGTGTTGGAATCGTGGTTGCAGGGCTTGGTTTATTAATAGCCAAGTGGGACGAACTGACCGCAGCCGTGCGTCGCTACCTCAACCTACCCGACCCAAAGCAACGAGCAATGGAAGAAGCCCAAGCCTTGATGAGGCAGGAGGCTACATTGGAGAATTATCGGGATGCCTACGAAAAGCACACAAACGACCTCATTGCTAATGATGCCAAGCGCAAAGCAGCGGCAGAAGAAGCCACAAAGACAAGGCTTGAAAAACTCAAAGAGGAAAACAACGCCATCATCAAGTTTGTTGAGGATTTGAACCTCACCCTCTACGAGATGAGGCTGGATGACCAAGCAGCCCAAGAGCAAGCCGTTATTGATGGAATGCGAAGGGAGGGTCAAGCCCGTGCATCAGCGGCGGCAAGGACTATTCAAATTGAAGATGCTAAAGCCGAAGAAATCAAGCGCATTGAGCAGGCCGTTGCTGACTTCAAGCAGCAGGTCACCTTTGATTCGCTTACTGCTATCAGCCAAACCCTTGCAGCATTCGGCAACGAGAACAAAGGCTTGGCCATTGCAGCCTTGGCGATTGAGAAAGGTTCGGCTATCGCCAATGTCATCATAAACCTTCAAAAAGAAATGTCTGCAAATGCGGCAATGGCTTTTGCTAACCCTGCGAACGCTTTGACTGGTGGTGCAGTAGGTATCGCACAAACCAAGGCTCTAAACACGATGGCCAAGATTCGTGCAGGCTTGCGGATTGCATCCATAACGGCAGCGGGGATTCAAGCAGGCAAGACCATTATGGGCAGCGGGGAATCAGGAGGTGCGCCTTCACCTGGTGGACCGATGCCATCGGGAGCGGGTGGCGGTGCTGCACCTCCAATTTTCAGCAACCCCAACACGACCGACCTATCCTCCTTCGGGAACGGCCAAGGCCAAGGCTCCCAACCCATGCGGGCCTATGTCGTGGAGCGTGACATCCAGCAGACGACCAGCAGGGTGCGCCGCTTGTCCGAATTTGCAACATTGGGCTAACCGCTACATATCCCCACATGGAACTTCCCGTGTACCGAATGACCGTGGACGAAGTGGACGAAGGTGTGCAATTTGTCGCCCTCGTTGATATGCCCGCTATTGAAAAACCCTTCCAAGCCTTCGCCAAGACCCCGCAACGCTTTGCCGAAACGGGGGAACGCAGGGTCCTGACCGGGCCGCTCATGCTGGCCGATACTCCCATCTACCGGAAGGACGACACCTACGGTGAGTACTATGTCGTGTTTGACAAAGCCACGATCAGGAAGATCGTGCAGAAGTACTTCAAGCAGGGGAACCAGCACAATGTGAACGCTTACCACAATGCCGAACTGGATGGCGTGTTCATGTTTGAATCCTACATCACCGACACCGAGCGGGGCGTACTTGCCCCCAAGGGCTACGAGGACACCCCCGACGGTTCTTGGTTCGGGTCCTTCAAAGTAGAGAACGATGAAGTTTGGGAGAATCGCCACGCCTTCAAGGGTTTCTCCGTTGAGGGATTGTTCGGCATAAAGAACACGGGAACCGAATTGGAGGTCGCACTTGCGGGCCTCGCAGACGATTTGACCAACTTTTTGCAACATATCAACCCAACCTACAAATCCCAATAATATGAACCTGAAATCAGCCATTGATACCCTCCGCACCGAGTTGCGGAAGTTCACAACCCAAAAGCAAGCCTTTGCCGACTACAAGTTGGTAGATGGAACCGTTGTCCGTGTGGACGGCGACCTCGTTGCAGGTACCGCCGTTTATGTCATCACCGAAGACGAAACCCTGCCCGCTCCTGACGGCGAGCATCAAGTGGAAGGCGTTGGTGTCATCAAAACCGAAGGTGGCAAAATCACCGAAGTCGTCGTGGCCGAAGCCCCAGCACCTGCCGAAGAAGTCGCCGTTGCCGCAGAGATAACCCCCGAAGTTGCGGGTGAAGTGGTGAGTGAAATCGCCGAAGGTTATCCAATGGTGGATCCCGCCATGGTGGAAGAAATCGTCAAGAAGCACCTCGTCAGCATCATGGAGGAACTCAAAGCCGCCTATACCGAGATGGGCAAGATGAAGGATAAGATGGCCGCATTTGCCAGCCAAATGGAAACCATGACCGACATCGTAGAAAAGGTCGCCGAACTCCCCTCGGAAGCCCCTAAGCCAACCGCATCCGCAATCGTGGAGCAACGGAAGGCATCAGCCGCTCAAAACTTTGCGGCCATCGCACAATCAATCCAAACTCTTAAAAACTCCAAATAACTTTAACCCCCTAAAAACAAAATCATGGCATTTTCTTTCGGAAACCTTTCAGCCTACACCGACCAACAAAGGCTGCCCCTCATCACCAAAGCGGTCTTCGCCGCTCGCTCTGCTGCCCTCTTTACCAAGCAAGTTGGTATCAAGTCGGCTGCTGCCCTTAACCTCATGGACACCGATGCAAACATCGGGTCAGGAACCGTCTGCGGTTGGTCTGCAACAGGCAACACGACTTTCAGTCAGCGTAACATCACCGTCGGCGTGATGAAAATCCAAGAGGCTCTTTGCCCTCGCTCACTTGAGCAGTACTGGATGCAGTCCCAGTTGACTGCTGGTAGCCAATACGACGGCGTACCATTTGAGCAGGCTTTCTCCGAGCAGAAGGCTCTGCGTATCGCCGAAGCCTTGGAAACCGCCATTTGGCAGGGTAACTCCTACTTCAGCGGTGTAAACCAATTGCTGAACGCTGCATCGGGTTCTACCGTTCTTGCTAACGCTTCCTCCACAACTTGGAACCCAGTATCGGCTTCCGTTGGTATCACGACTTCCAATGTCATCAGCATCTTTGACAAGGTTTACAACGACATCCCGCAGGCTATCCTCACCAAAACCGATCTCGTCATCTTCTGCGGATGGAACAACTTCCGCACCTTGATTGGAGCGTTGAAGTCGCAGACAGGTGTCATGTACAACCAAGTGGACTTGCAAGGGTTGGCCGATGGTGACATCATCTACCCTGGTACCAATGTCCGCATCGTTGCCGTCCCAGGTTTGACCTCTACCAACCGCATCGTTGCAACTTACCTCGGCAACCTGTTCTACGGAACCGACTTGCTCTCCGACGAGGAAAACTTTGAGTTGTGGTACTCCAAGGACAACGATGAAGTCCGATTCCAAGCCGCCTTCAAAGCAGGTGTGCAGTTCGCCTATCCCGACTTGATGGTTGACTTCCGCCTGGCCTAAGTGTAAGGGGGGAGGGAAACTTCCCCCCGCTTTTTTAGTCTAACATAACCCTCTAAAAATACACTATGTCTTGTTCCCTAACTACGGGCTACGCCCTCGGATGCCGTGACGCTGTCGGCGGTATCAAAACTATTTATGTCCAAGCCTTGAACGCTACTGGCTCCGTGAACACGAACGGCAGCGGCTTGGTAACTGGATTCACGCCTACCTCGGTATCGGGGTCTTGGTTTGAGTACGACCTCACAAAGGCGACCTCCAGCATGACGGAAACCTTGAACGCAAGCACCGAAAACGGTACTTTGTTCTACACACCCGAAGTCACATTCACCATCAACAAGTTGCAGACCTCCGTCCGCAATGAGTTGCGCCTCTTGGCTCGGAATCGCCTCTTGGTCATCGTCCTTGACAACAACGGACGCTATTGGTTGCTTGGTGCTGCGAATGGCTTGGAAGCCTCCGCTGGAACTGCGGGGACTGGTACTGCATTCGGCGACAGGAGTGGCTACGAAATGACGCTCACGGGCATGGAACCTGACCCGATGCTGAACATCGCCGCCGCAACTTTCTCGGCATCCACGACCCAAATCAGCGGTTCGTAAAGTATCTTTGACCTGCGGGTTCTCATACTCCCGCATGGTTTAGTGGTTAGGGCCATCTCTCACGGGGTGGCCCTTTTTTTTGTACCTTTGGGCATGAGGATTTGTATCGTTTACAACGCCCACCCGACGGGCTGCTCCTTCTACCGCTTGGAAATGCCGAACGCATACCTCGGTGACAACTACACGGAGTTTGACTATGTCTGCGTGGACAACATCGCCAATGTCAAGGATGAGGACCTAAAGACCGTTGATGTGTGGCTTTTTAACCGCTTGTGGTGTCAAGGTACCTTGGAACAAATTCGGAAGGTTTACGAGGCTCTAACGGCCTTTGGCGCCAAGGTTATATTGGACCTTGACGACTACTGGGTGCTGGAATCGGGCCACATCATGTATCGGCACTATTTGTCCACGAAATTGGATGAGCAGATTCGGGAGCATATCCGACTTGCGGACCATGTGACCACCACGACCGAACACTTGGCGCAGAAGATACGCCTGCTCAACAAAGCCGTCACCATCCTACCCAACGAACCCTACGAGGCTTACCAGCAGTACCTTCCCGACACGAACGCCGAACCCGAACCGCATCTCTTTAAAATCGGCTGGTTTGGCGGGGCGCAGCACCAAGAGGACATCGCCTTGGTGGAGCATTCGTTTTCCCTGCTGGCTCACGACAAGTCGCTGGATGGCCGTTACAAAATCTACCTTGGCGGGTGGAACGACGGGAACGCCGTCTATGACGATTACGAGCGGATGCTATCGTGCAGGGGGCTGAACAAGAATTACGGACGCATCCAAGCGGCTGACATCTACTCCTATGTGGGGGGATATAATTTCATCAACGCCACCATCGCTCCGCTCCGAGATACCAAGTTCAACCGCCTCAAAAGCGAACTGAAAGTGGTTGAAGCGGGATGGATGGGCAAGGCTATCATCGCATCCGAAACCATCCCCTACACCGACATTATCACGCACGGCCACAACGGTCTGCTCATCCCCTACGGGAAGAAGGACGCTTGGTACAAGGCCGTCCGCAAGTTCGTCAACGAACCCGACTACGCCAAGGGGCTTGCCATGCAGTTGTCCAAGGATGTCCGTGAGCGGTTTGACATCACCAAGACGGCCGAACGCAGGGCCGAACTCTACCGAGCCATCGGGCGCAAATTGTGAAATTCGGGCGGGTTCTACATTTGGGAATAGGATGATATACCTATCCCCCAACACCACCAACACCATCGTCGTCACTTGGACGCAGCGGGCCTCTACTGGGGACCGTTACATCCTGCGGCTCACGAACATCGCCAAGAATGTCACGACTGACTTCACCCTGCTGAAATCGGCCAACCTTTCCAACTACACCGAACGCTATGACAAATTTCAGATTACCCTGGGGGCGGTTGAAACGGGTTCCTATCGTTATGAGGTTTACGATACCTCTTCCACGGTTAGCGCAGCCGTTGCGGTGGTTGAAACGGGCTTGGCGTATGTACAGGTA